TGGGAAATACGTTGCAATGTAATTGTTATCTGGTGAACGCGATGTTAAAGCGTCTGCTGTTCTTGTTACGTTGGGTTTAACGCCTGATCCTGCAAAGATTCTTGTGTTTGAGTCAGAGTAATTTGGAATATCAATGACATACATTGCAAGCGCATAACTTGACAATCTGCTCATAATGTAGTCTGTGACCAGAGGGTCTCTAATTCCAGGGGTTGCAATAACATTTACGCTGGTTGTCATTGGGTCTGTCATCAGCTTTGATGCGATTCTATATGAATTAACAGCGTTGTTGCTAAGCTCAGAACCACCAGGATTGTAACCTAAACCAGTCACGGCTGAGGCTGCTGCGCCTGAAGCGGCACGACCATCAGATTCGGTTGACGTTGCTTTGTCACCAAGTAAAGAAGCTGCTTCATCAAGAATGTTTACGCCGTCAAAACCACCATAAAAGATGTTTGAGAACTTTGCATACTCTGAGAATTTATTAAACGTGTTTGCTGAGTCTGACAAAAGCGAAGCAAATGTAAGTCTGTTTAACGCGGAGTCAGCTATACGATAGTCAAACGAATCAGGTGCGCCATTTCTGATATATGCTGCTTCTTTCATATGCGCGTCAACAGTTCCGGTTACGTCAGCAATTGTCTGATTAGAAAGAGCAACACGAGCAAGCGTAAACTTATTTGCGTTAAAGGCATCAGCATGTGAGCCAGTCACAAGTGTGTCTAACTTTTGAATGCCTTGCATTTTTGAGTATGCAGTGATTAGAGGATTGAAATCAAGACCGCCGTTAGAATCCATTACTGCATCAAGAACTTTTCCTGATGTTGAACCGGACTGCTGCAGCTTTTCAAACTTAACACCCCAGTGAAAGCGTGAATCAGGAATTTCTAATATTCCAGGTGCCCCGATGTATGCTGTGCCATCCACTACGCCGCGAGTTGCCTTAAAGCGAAACGGTAACGGCGGGACAATTGAGCCAGTAAGACCTGTTGCTACTGAAGAACTGCATTGCAAACGCGGAAGACTTCCTGCTGTGCCGTATGCTGCTCCACCAATTGATAATGTTGCCTCAGTATCAGTGAGCGTCTGCGTTGTTCTGATTACTGGCACCCCTCTAAATCCAAATGGGAGCACGCTACTTGGAACTGTCTTGTTACTAACACGTTCACTGGCAATAACACGAATTCTTCTGCTTGCATTTGGAAACTTTCCGCTAATAAGCAGGCGCTGTTCTGAGGATTCAGACATATCAAAGTTAAATGTTACTTTTTTATCGCCAATTTTCTTTGTAATATAATTCTGACTTGACGGATTTAAGTCGCAACCTGTAAATGATTCAAGCACTCGCGTTGATGTGTCAGTGTCATAAAGCTCGCGAAGCAAAACATCAAATGTTCCATAAGGATTGCTTGGGTCTGATGAAGCTTTCACATTTGCAATTGAGATTTTAAAGCTGTTATTGCTTATTGCACCGTCAGAGATTGTTTCAAAGTGAAAAAGGTCATACTCTGTAGAACCAAACGGTTGAGATATAAATGATGTTGTTCTTGGCGAAATAAACCGCGTATCAAAGCGTCCAAAATTTCCAAGATATGCGCTTGAACCAGATGCAATTGCAACGCAGTTTTCACCAACAGTGTCTAGCGGAGCAAGTTCATTTTCAATAGGGAAGTCAAGATATAGTAAATGTTGCTCTTCTTGAAACTTGCGAGGGTCTGTGTTAAGAATCTTTCCGAAATAATCATTTGAGTTAGGATCAAATGATGCAGTCATCATCCGAACACCGGCAACGCTGTCTGTTGTTGCGTATAATGACCCAAGAGAAGAAGAAATAGCAAGCTTAAACTTTCTAAATGTTGACGATGACGAATTAGCATCAGTAGATGCAACGTCATCAATACTTACGCCAGTTCCTGTCCATTGTGATGCGGTGCCAGTCATGTCAAGCACCATTCCACGAGAGCTTGTTGGGAACATTAAAACACCGCGAACTACGTTAATGGTGTCGCCTAATGTTGGGGTAAAGCTTGGGTTATCGCTAAAAACTGGAAAGCCTTGCCACTCTGATGGTGGCGTAGCACTCGCAGGTAGTGAATGACGAGCAACAAGGAACTGGACTGTATTTGCAACTCTGTTGTCGCCTGCTACAGTTGTTGTCACACCAGAAAGCTTAAAGCCAGCATTTAGAACTATGCCTTGTGACAGTGTGGCTGCAAAATCAGCGCTGCTTGCGTTTGATCCTGCTCCAAGAACTCTAATAAAAGTTAAAGCGCCTTTATGCTTTAGCCATTCATTGGCAGCGTATGTTGCAGGATAGTTCTGATCAAGTCCGCCAAAGCGCGCTTGATAATCAGAAAAAGATGCAACAGTGGTAGGCACAAACGCTGGCCCTCCCGCAGCTGCACCAATAAATCCGCCCGGGACACCTGTAGGTTGTGCACCCGGCGCAGTAAGCTCAATTTCCTGTTCAAAGAACCCAGGAGAACGAAAAGTTTGTTCCGACATCAGTTTTGCTCCTAATAGATTAGGCTAATCAAATCTAAGTATCACGCAATAAGCGAAATAGACAAATCATTTTATATCTTTGTCAGATTTTAGTGTTTTTGTTACGGTGGTTAGAACTTCCTCTCCGTGTGCTTGTGAGATACGTCTGACTTTTACCATAACATCCATTAGCTTACCGGTTAGCGGGTCCTCAGATAGTGTTCTAGTGGTGCTAGACGATAGCAGAGATGATGATTCTGTCCCGCCCACTGCGGTTGTTAATGAGTCTAAAATTCCAGCATGATTTTGAATTCCGCCAGCTGCGGCTTCTGCTTGCCTTGCCGACGATGCTCCAATTGATCCAACAATTACCGGTCCATCAACTGTAGAAATATTGTCTAGCAGTCTAGAATCAATTTTCATATCGTCAACATTTCCAGCAAGCTTCTCTTTGCTGATGCCTTCTACAATACCAAATGAAAATTGAGTTGCAGAGATTGTTCTTCTTAGCCCGTTTGGAATACCTGGCGATGCTGGTAATATGATATAAGCAGGAACTGCAATTGTCATTGTATGCTTAACAGTTCTTTCGTCATCGCTCATATTGTCAAATGTGTTTTCTGATCCAATGGCTGGTTCAAATGTAGCGTTAAACCAATAGCCTGCTGGCGTTTCAATTCTGTATGATCTGGCTCGAACGTTATGATAGCCGCTCATTATTGTTGTCAAAATTTCGTTGCTATGTTGCATAAACTGCGTCCAAATTGTTACTTCATAAGTTGCAGTAAAAAACTTTGGAACCGGTATCGAGAGCGTCTCATAAATACCATTTGAGAGATTAGGCTCCAGTAATCTTCCGCCAGTAGTTCTGCCAGGCTTGTCTTGTGATGTTCTGCGAGAGCCAGCACCTGGGCTACCAACTGATTCAAATCCTGCTGAATTGATTATGCGTTGATAAATTGGGTCTTCTTTTGAAAGCTTACGGCGAATGTCTATTGTCCCAACATCTCCCATTTCAATTGACTTTTGTGACTGTTGCTCTAATCCAGTTCGTGAGATTGTGATCAGAGGAACAATAAGCGCACCATTTTTATCTCTAAGTGGCTCTTTTCTTCTTGTTATTGCAAAACGCTCACCAGTTGCAAAAATAACTGGCACTTTTTTTGTGCTTCCATCTTTAAGTTTGTTGATTAAAGGAATTTCTTTGTCAAAAAGATTAAAAAGCGCACGATCAACGTCTTCTAGTCCGCAAGACGGGATAATATCAGAAGGAACTGCGCTACCTTCATAACCAAGATTTAAAGATTCACGACCGTATCGCTTACCTGGGTTATATCGCGTGCTCATTCATCACCATAAAATGATGAATTTGTTCCATCTGGAGCAACTTTCTTTGGACCTGTAAGTGGCGTGTCTAGTTTGCCGTCTGCCTGAAGCTCTCTGCGGTCTGCAGTTGCGCCAAGTTCGTTTGTTGTTGCTCCGCGCTGTTGAACAAATGTTTCTTGTGAAACGCTTTCTGTTTCCAGCGTCTGGGCTGCTGGACCTTGCGCCATTTTGTCGATGAGTCCGTCTCTTGCTTGTTTTCCAACAAGTTTATAGCCAGTAACATGCTCAACTTGCCCAAAAATCTTGCTGATGGTCACAACTTGCGTTAATTCAAAGAAAACGGATCCATATGAAATAAAATCTCCTATTTTCATCCGTAAATCTTTGTCAATTAAGTCTCGAGAATGAACACGAGCCTCAATAGAGTGAAATTTTTCACTTCCAAACTTATTTGTTTTGATTTCACCTGGTGACCATTCAACAAGAGCATCAATTTCAATAGGTGGATCAAAAACTTTTTCTGTTGACTCTTCATAAACATCATGGACAGAAGTTACATCAGTTCTAACAGGATAATAAAAAATTACTTGTCCAATTACATCTTTTATAATTTCTTTTGTGATGTCGCTTATGAGATCTAACTCTCTCGGCGTAATAAAGAGGCGTGCCATTTGTTTATCCTATTGTAATAACGCGACCCATTGGGATTGGGACTGCCTTTAAGATCTTTTGAAGATTATCAACCTCAGCTGCCTTTACCTCAATCAGCTTGTTGTAAGTCATTGAGTCTAACATTTCTTTTAAGTCAGTTTTAAGCTTTTCTTTTTCTTCTTTTGCTGTGCTTTTTAAGTCTGAGCCGTCTAATGTAAGTTCTGCGCCTGGAATTGGTATGGAGCTAAACTTTGACCTGATCATTCCAAGAAGTTCTTTGCAAAGAGCAAGCGTGTATTGTCTGGCCCACTGTCTTGCCATTGAATTAACTTTTGAATAGACAAAATTTCCATAAGGAACATTTGAAAGGTTGGAAACTCCGCTTATTGATGCATCTTGCATTGCAGGATTCATTGGATTTGATTCAAATCCAACGCGAACCCAAAGCTTTAAAGGATTATCTGCAGTTGGAGAAGGAAAAATTCTTAGTTTTGTGCCAGTCATTCGATAACTGTAGTTTGAGCGGCGAACACGGTTTGAAATGTTCATTTGACCGCCTCGAAGGATGTCTTCAAAGACTGGAAGCACATAAAATACAGTTTCTGGTGTAAACGACTCGAACGAGAATTCGTTGTTTAGGTAATTGATTGCTGATGTGGTGTCAAAAAATCGATAAGCGGCTTGAGGATTAAAATGCATAATCTCAAAAATACGCATTTTTCTCTTTTCTGGGTTTAGCGACGAACTTACCACTGGTATGCCAGTGCTCGGGTCTAAAAGATCGGTGTAAAGATCATAATCTTGGACATTTTGCTTAAGCTGAATTGAGCCCGAAGCAGTGTTATATGTTCCACCAAGACCTGCCTCAACCGCATAAGGTTCTGCAAGTCGCACAATATAGTTTAGAGTATCACGAGGAAATTTTTGTGTTGATTCATCAAGACTTCCAGTTTGCATTCCAAGAAGTGACAATAATTGACTTTTTGCTTGATATTGATTGATGATTGAACCATATTCAAGAAATGATTCTTCAAAACATGACCAAATCTGTTTTTTTGTAAGCTCAACAGAGAGAATATCATCTCCAAGACGACGCTTAACAAAAGTTACCATTGCATCTGCTTCTGTTTGAAACAAAGCGTCTGAATCAAAAAACCCAAATGGCGTTGGGTTAAGAGTGCTAACGAAAGTAGACGACATCTCTCATCTCCAGATGTAAATAGGACGATGAGAGCTATTTTCTATATAAGTTCTCCCAAAGATGTGATAGAACTGATTTTCTATTTTTATTATCTTGAATTTTTTCTTGCTCGCCCTTCAATGTTCTCCAATATTTGTCTTTCATTGCTTTATTAAGAGTCTGCGGGACAAACATTTTAAAAGATTTCTTGTCGTTTGCAGTAAGAAACGCTCTCATTTGTGTGCCAGAGATTGGAACTGTCTCTGATCGCGGGACGCCACGATGTTCAAGTTATTCTATTGCAGTAGGGTCTTTAATTAGATTAGATAATCTGCCTATTGAATATTGTCCTTTTGCATCTTCATCGTCAGAGTAAAAAACAAATTTGCTAACAACATCTTTTAAGAATTTAATTTTTCCTACTGCAACGTTTAGCGGTGAATCTGATGTCATAATCAGCGTTGCATTTGGATAGTCTTTGTAAAATTGCTGTTCTAAAACTGTAGTCCAAGCATCTGTCATTGATCCTTCTGGCAGCTCATCTCTTCCAGCAGTAGAAGTAATGATAAGGGCTTCATCACACTCTTTTGAAGCAAGCCTAATCATTTCCCAATGACCTGCATGAACAGGCTTTCCAGCAACAACAAAAATTCCAATGCTGATCCCGTTTATCGTGCCAATTTCAAAGCGCTGCATAACTTGATTTTTGGTAGTTAAGAATAAGTCTTCTTGTCGCTGAATAAGCAGCTTAGGGTGTTTTAAAAGATTAAGCTGACTTGTTGTCTTGGCATTAAAATAACATAGATCGTGAGTATTTTTTAATGCTATGTTAAGATCTGCTTCTGGAATATTACGTTTTTGATTTGGTGCGGCTTTTTCTGCAAGATCTTTTGAAATCTTGTAGATTCCGTCCCAATATATTTGCTCTTCTTCTCGTGTATTTGCCCTAAATTTCTGTTTGACAGACTGTCTATGCTCATCATCATGCTGGTCAAAACGTAATGTTTTATAGAGCGCTTTTGTAGCAGAAGTTTTAAATACAGAGCCTTCTGCTGGTGAATGTTCATGCTCTGCAGAAAGTGATGTATCAAAATCAGAAAATATGTCGTAGACTGCATCAATGATTTTTAATTGTCTATCTACAGTTTTATCATCATAAGCTTCGCGAAGTTTATCAATGCTAGAGACATAGCGGCGCTCAATTGACTTGCTACGAATGCCAGCACGAAGATTTACTAATGTAGATAGACTTCCTTCAAACAAGACTGGATAGGTTTGAATCCCAAGAAAATTTGCATACTCACTAAGTTTTTCGTCATCGTCAGTTGGTGTTATATTAGAGACAAGATTTCCTCTTAGCGCTTTATAATTAGACGGTCCAAAAAGTGTTAAGAAGATGCCATGTTTTTGTGGATATTCTCTGCTAATTGTTGACTTGCGTTGGACAAATTCAAGGAAAAACTCTGTTC